TAATGTTGGAAATATGCTGAGAGATGGTATAGGATTGCTTACAGATCTTGGAGTTACATTTGCTTGTAATCAAAATACTGATAACTTTAGGGGACTTGTAAATAATTGGGTTCTTGGTTATGGACCTGCTTCTGATTCAAAGGCAGCATATGACATTGTTCAAGAAATGACAAATTACATAGCATCTGGTCAAGCTTTGAATAACATTGTCGAATGCTTCACTGACGCATTAGACTTTGCAAGTCCACCAACGATTAATATTTTTGGTGGTTTGGGTTCTGGTGCAACAGCAGTTCCAATTTTTGGTAATGTGACTACAGATTCTTCAGGAAACACTACAGCAAGTGTAATTGGTGTTCAAGTTACAAACCCTGGTTCTGGATATAAATACCCACCTTTCATTGAAATTGTAGATGATGCAGACCAAGGATATGGTGCAGTAGCCAGGACAAAAATTAAAAATGGTCAAGTAAGTTCCATTTATATGGTATCAGAGGGTGAAAATTACTCTGTTGGTGATATTTCGCAATACTCAGTTCTAGATGTTTTTGTTGAAAATGGTGGTGGTGGATATGAAGACGCAATTGTAACTGATAACCTTGGCAACACTTACAATTCCCAAATTGTTGATGGTCGTATCTATCAGGTTGAACCTCTAAATAATGTTGTGGATTCTTTTCCAACTCTCAAAGTTACATCCAATACAGGAACAGGGGCAATTCTTAGACCACTACTTGGCGATCCGAAGTTTACTGGTGAAGTAGAAACAGTTGTAAATTGTGTAGTGTAAAATGGCAGCAAGAAAGAAAAACTTATACAAGAGACAACTAATTAGTTTTAATCCAAACTTCAGGATTGATACTGCAAATCCTGAAATGGGTGGATCGGGAACAGATGTTTATAAGATTTATGGCGTAACTGATAATGGAGATAATCAATCATCAATCAGTCTAAGTAGTGGTGGTTTATTTTCGATCTACAATGATCATACAATTCAAATATCTGGTGGAACTAATAATGAAAAAGGTAGAGAAGATGTAGTTATCATCGGTAAAAATGGAAATGTTTCAGTCTCTGCTGACGGAACAGTTCGCATTTATGCCACAAACATTATGCTTGAGGCAGAAGAAGATATTCATTTGAAGGCAGGTAGAAATATTAATTTGAAAGCAGGTTCTGGCAGATTAATGCTAGATGGAAAAAGAGTAGATGTTAAAGGTATGAGTGGCAATTTAATTTCTTTACTTGGAATGGATTTTACTAAAAAAGTTTTCGAAGGTAGTTTTGTTGGTATTGATGCAATTGATGGTCTGGTTGGGGATATTGTTGGTAGTGTAGTTAATAACTTAGTTGGTGGTTAAAATGGCAGAAATTAAGTATTATGGTTTAGAGTCTCATTTTAACGAGAATGTGACTTTTTATAAGGACGTCAATATTCAGGGCAATTTAAATTACGATTCTTTAACTGTTAGAAATCTTACTGTTAATGAGAAATCAATTCTTGGAACAGTTAAAGTATCTTCGGGCATTGTAACGGCAACTTCTGGTATTACAACTTATTATGGTGATGCTGCTAATATGACTGTTAATGGGTCAACTTTGGCATCTGCAATTACTGGAATAGGTGCCATTGTTCCATCTGGGGTAATTGTAATGTGGTCTGGAACCATTACAAATATCCCAACAGGATGGGCACTTTGCAATGGTTCTAATGGAACACCAGACTTAAGAAGTAAATTTATTGTAGGTGCAACCAGTGATGCTTCTACTGGAGTCACATTTAATGCTGATACTGGTGCTGTAAGTGGAGCATATGCGCCTGGAAATACTGGTGGTTCAGTTGCACATCAATTGACAACTGCTGAAATGCCCGCACACACACATACTACAGAAAGCAATAATGCAACTGGTGGTAATTATAGTGGTGGTGGAAATAGTAGTAATTTAGGTCCTTATTATTCAACAACCACTGGTTCTGCGGGCGCAAGTGATTTTCATGAAAACCGACCTCCATACTATGCTCTAGCATTTATCATGAAAACCTAACCACTTTTAAAATTGGCACACTTGACACCCCCACCCATCTGCCCTATAATATGGGGGTAATCAACGGAACACCACATGACCGCCGCACAAGAGATCGTCCAAGGCATTGTGATTGATATCTGCACCCGCACCTTTCTTCTTCTCAGCGATCACGGCAGCGAGCGTCGAGTGGAGTGTGATACTGTTGAAGAGTTTATGAACGTACTGGAAGTTGTCACCGCACAACTTGATCCTGAGCAGATTGAGTATGCTGATCTTGCGATTTACGGCGAGTGATGCGATAATATAAATATCGAAAAGAAACGAATGGAAGTTTTTACGGTGGAAGAGTTTCAAGAAAAGTTTGATGAACTTATGGAACGAGTTGAAAATGGTGAAAGTTTAGGTATAATCAATGAGAATGGACAGGCAGCGGTTATGATACCTGCTGATGATGACTTTGTACGAATACACACTGAGTGTAATAACGAAGCATCATGAACGCACGGGGGTATAGCTTAATGGTTAGAGCGGGCTCCTTATAAGGGCTTAGTCTGGGTTCAACTCCCAGTATCCCCATTCGCTATTCGCAAATAGCGAATGCTCGTTTAGCAATCTGGGAATGCAATCGTCTCATAAACGATAGAAGGTCGGATCGTAACCGACAACGAGCACTTGACTATTATGATTCTTTGAGTTATAATGGTCTCATACACGCCCGTGTAGCCCAGCGGAAGAGGCAAGAGACTTATGTAAAATTGAGCCTCATTTGGGAAACCTTATGAGTGTAATTCCTCAAATTCGGTGAAACCTGTAAAATGGCAATACCGAGCCAAGCATCGCAAGATGAAGGTGTAGAGACTAGACGGGGAACACCTAAACCGAAAGGTATGGTGAAGGTATAGTCCAGACCACAAACTGAAAAGGCAACGAAAGTTGTAGTGGTAAGAAAATCTCTCAAGCGGTGGTTCGAATCCACTCACGGGTATTAAAAATAAATATAAGATATTAGGCACACCCCTATGTCTTATCGTATCGATCACGCATACTGCTGGTACAATAATGGCAGTATGATTGTGAAGATGTATTTTATCAATCATATTCCCTTCACGTTCGATGAACTTCCAGACGGGCACTTATACGATCAAGACCTTTGTAGATTAGCAGACAAAGAGAGAACCTTTGAACCAGAAGACTTATATAAAACCTCATTCTATCTTATAGACGAAGAGGCACATCCATGCTTCTTTCCAGTGGACTTAGAAAACCCTGAAGACCTTCCAGATGACCTCGAATTTGAATATGATGGGGAAGATTTGACTTGATAAATAAAGAATAGAAATAATCTAGAAGAAGTAATACGATGCCTCTTAACAAACTTGATAATTTCATAAAGAATACCGAAGGTCGCATTCTTTATGTAAATCCAAATGACCTAGATTCGACTGATTCTATTGAAAATGAAGGTAATTCTCTTGCTCGCCCATTCAAAACAGTTCAAAGAGCACTGTTAGAGTCGGCAAGATTTTCTTATGTAAAAGGAAACAATAACGACTTAGTAGAAAAAACTACAATTCTACTATTTCCTGGCGAACATTTAATTGATAATAGACCTGGTTATGCAATTTATGATAATGGTGGAGATGCTTATGCAGTTTCTAGAGCAGGTGGCATAGGGGTTTCAGCGTCTTCAGTATTATCTTTAGGTCTTGATTCCAATTTTGACTTAACACAAGAAGATAATATTCTCTATAAGTTTAATAGTTATTATGGTGGAGTTATTATTCCAAGAGGCACCTCAATTGTTGGTCTCGATTTAAGAAAGACTAAAATTCGTCCAAAGTATGTTCCCAATCCAACTGATTCGGCAGTAACAAAATCAGCAATCTTTAGAATCACGGGTGCTTGCTATTTCTGGCAATTTTCTCTATTTGATGGTGACGAAACTGGTTTGGTTTATACAAATCCAGATAATTTTGGTGCGACTTATCAATCAACTCCATCATTCTCTCACCACAAACTGACTTGTTTTGAATTTGCAGATGGTGTAAACAATATTGGGTCTTATGGTCTTACAGACCTTGATATGTATTATAGTAAGGTATCTAATGCTTATAATTCAGTTCGTGATATTGATCAAAAGTTCCCAACAAATGAACTAGGATTTGCTAAGCAACGCTCGGAGTGGGAAATTGTTGGGGCATTTGCTAGCGATCCTATAACTGTTTCATCTATCATTTCTGGTAACGGATCCGTTGCAAGTTCTATTGTTACAGTTATAACTACTTCGGAGCATGGGTTAAATGCTGGTACACCAATTAAAATTAAAGGTGTATCAGGTTCTGGAGTAACGTCACCTTATAATATTTCTACCAAAGTTCAGAATGTTTTAAGTAGCACTCAGTTTACTTATTTACTACCTGGACTTGCTTCTTATCCAAACATCAATCCAAGTCCAAGTGCTGGATCGGCAACAGTAACAATTGAGACTGATACTGTTTCTGGTGCATCTCCATATATCTTTAATATCTCTATGCGTTCCGTATGGGGTATGAACGGTCTTCATGCTGATGGTAGCAAAGCATCTGGTTTCCGAAGCACCGTTGTTGCTCAGTTTACTGCAGTATCTCTACAAAAAGATGATCGTGCTTTTGTAAAATATAACAAGTCTTCAAGAACTTATCAGGGAGTTAATATAACTCCAGTTTATGGTGCATCACTTCCAGAAGGTGCTTCACAAACAAATTCAGATCAAATTTACCATTTAGATCCTGATGCAGTTTATCGTCAGGGTTGGGAAACAAGTCATGTTAAAATTTCCAATGATGCGTTTATTCAAATCGTTTCTGTATTTGCGATTGGATTTAATAAACATTTTGATGCCGAGTCTGGTGGTGATGGTTCAATCACCAACTCTAACTCAAACTTTGGTCAAATTTCTCTAAACTCTTCTGGATTTAAAAGAGAGGCATTTAATAAAGACAATAATGCCTTCATTACCTCAATTATTCCCCCAAGAGCAGTTGATACTACTCAAGAAGACACAATAGAGTGGTTATCTCTGAATGTCGGATTGACAACTCAGGTTGGCATTTCAAGTCATCTTTATCTTTATGGGTTTACATCTGCAGACTCTGCACCATCTTCACTTACACAAGGATATCGAATTGGTGCAAGACTAAATGATAATCTATATTTGGTGGGTGCTGGTGCAACTTACTCAGCGTCTATCTATATGTGCGATAATTTAATCAGCACTAGTGGACTTACTACAGCATTGGGAACAACAAGTTCCGTCAAGTCTTATGATGTAACTTCTGGTCCAACATCAAATTCATTTACAATTGGAGCAAATAAACTTTTAACGGGTGAAAAAGTTATAATTATTAGTGATGATGGAGATCTTCCAGAAAATATTGAAGCTCACCAAATTTATTATGCAATTAACAACGGCGACAACAATACGGTTAAGTTGGCATCATCATATACAAATGCAACTCAATCACAAGCAATTACAGTTTATGGTGGAACTAATCTTCATATTTTAAGTCGAGTTTCTGATAGAAACTCTGGAGAACTTGGTTCACCAATTCAATTTGATGCCCAAAATAATAATTGGTTTATTCATGTTAATGCAGGTAACGGCATCTACAATGCATTTGCATCAGGTGGCACGGCGACATATGGAACCACGACTGACCTTGCTTATGTAAATCGTATTTCTGATGAAAGAAGTCTTGATGAAAAACTGTATAAGTTTAGAGTTGTTATACCAAAAGAACTTGCAAACGCAAAAGATCCTGAAAATGGATTTGTAATTCAAACTTCAAGTTCAACTGGATCTAGAGATAATTTTGATTTTACAAGACCTAGTATTACTAGTGCTGATTATGGATACAATAAGAACCCAAGATTCATTAGCAATTGCTCAGTAAGTTCTAATCGTGTTACAGTCACATCCGAACTTCCACATAACTTACAAACTGGTGACATCGTTGCTATTAGAAAAGTAACAAGCACTGATAATTCAATTGGCGAAGATAATGTTGGATATAATGGTATTTTTGAAGTTGTAGTTACAGATGATGTAACATTCAACTATTCAACTACCGATATTTTTGATGTTGCACATACTCCAGGAACATTTACAAACAATGTAAATGTAAGAGATATGAATCTTCCAAGATTTGAAAGAAATGACCTTAAAGGAAATCTCTATATTTACAGAAATGAAGTTATTTCTCCATACATCTATAACACTCAGGATGGTATCTATCATCTCTATGTTCTGAATGCAAGTAATACGATTCCTATAGAGTTTACAAATCTAGAGTATAGTCAGCTTCCAGTAGATCTTTATCCACAACTGGATAGAGATAATGCAAATGATAACCCATTTGCTGCAAAATCGTTCGCTAAGCGTTTTCCAATTGGTGATGTTGTAACAAACGATCTTAAGAGGAGTATTACTAGAGAATCTGCCGACTTATTGCTCAAGGATGTTGGTATTGGTTTAACTATTTCTTCAGTCTTATCACCATCAACATCTGGTATTGCAACAATTACCTTTGGTAGGAATCATGGTCTTGCTGGTATTGTAACTTATAGCACTCTTACCGGTGGTTCTGGGCACACTAGCGGAACATTCTATAATGTTAAATTATACAATGAAGTAGGTCTATCTAACTGGGATGGTGCAACTGCTAAGGTTGTAGTATCTGCTAGTGGTGTTGTTGTTGGTGTTGATATTCAGGCAGGTGGTTCTGGATATACCAATGATGAAACACTCTATTTTGATACTGCGAAGATTGGTGGAACCGCAAATGCTTATGTTACAATTGCAACCGCTGGTATTTCTACAAATATCGGTGATGTTGTTCAGTTCACTGGGGCTGGAACAACTGCTGACGGATACTACCGCATCACTTCAGTTTCTGCAAAGAATCAAATTGCAATTGCTAAGACTGCTGGAGACCCAACAATCCTATCAAGTCAATATGCCTTTGTAGTTGGTCCTTCATCTAGAATTACTGGAACGACTTATAGTTCTACAACAGGTATTACCACATTCACAACTTCTTCTTCTCACGGACTGGTTTCTGGTAATAAGTTTAGAGTTATTGATTCGAGCAATAACAATCTAGGAGACTATCTAGTTCTGGAAAGAACCAATGTAACACAATTTACTGCAATTACGAACAAATCTATTTCAGCAACAGATGGATTTATTCTCAAGCACGGTCTTTCGGCAAATGATGCAATTTCTGATGCTGGTGGAGAAAGTATTGGAACAAGAACAGTTCCTTTCTATAATAATGAA